TTTACTATGTCAATTGTCCATCTGGGTCAGCACCACTAGTGTTTGATAAAGAAGTATCCAAGTATTCCGTAGAGCCTAAGACGGGTCTTATGGTCATGTTTCCAGGCTGGGCTAACCATTCTGTTCCTAAACACGAAGGTAAAGAACGAATTATGGTTGCGGGAAATCTTACTATGGACCCTTTTTCTCATATTAAGACGCTAGAAGGCCGGGGATTGGGTCAATGGCGGTCTGTTTATGGGACTAGAGGCAACACCAAGAGACTCTAAACATATAAATATACCTTCCATGATAAAATATTATAGAGTTATGCAAGCTGACGTAGGGTGCCTATGTAAGAACCTTTCTCATGAGGAAGCATTCGAGTATTTGCAACAATTTGAAGCTTTGGGTAAAGAGAACTGCACCATAGAAGAATATGAGTGGATAGATTCTAATTATTATCACCGCCTCGGCCGTGATCCAGACTTACATTAATCATTATAAATACTCCTATAAAGGAGTATAGTATGGCCGAATTAAATTATATGGGGCTGGATGGTTTTGTCTGGTTCGTTGGTGTAGTTGAAGATAGACTTGATCCTGAGCAGCTTGGTAGAGTTCGTGTTCGATGTCTTGGATTTAACTCTCCTAATCTTTCTTCAATTCCAACATCTGATTTACCTTGGGCGCACGTTATGCATCCTACCACTGATCCCGCTATGCATGGTATGGGAACAACTCCTTCATTCCTAGTAGAAGGTGGATGGGTGGTAGGATTTTTTCGTGACCCTGAGAAGCAACAGCCAGTTATTATTGGAACTCTTCCAGGCGTTCCAGAAACGTCAGGTGGAAAGGAATCAACATATACTAAAGGGTTCAACGATCCTAGGCATAAAGAATCCAAACAAACCAATTCCGGCGGCAAGAAACAATATGCCAAAGAGGATGATGATGGTAAAACTTGGAATGCTGATGAGGCTTCTGGTCCTATCACCAAAGGTAAAGCAGATTATGATCCAAGGTATGGCCAAAAATCTTACGGCCCATATCCATTAGGCGGGTTTGTCAACGGTAAGGATGATAGTGATGGAGTGTTTGGAAGAGCATCTGGGCATTCCTTTGGAGAGTCTGACACTAACCGACTTGCAAAGGGAAGCGGCCATGGAATGCTATCTGCTAAGGATAGCGCATATACTAAATGGGTTTTGATACCGCATTCAGATCAAAAGTTGGATGAAGAAAATCCAATGCATAAGGGGTATGGTGTAGACCCTGCTGAAGATGGATATGTAAATGGTGGTATTGACATATATGGTAATATAGAAAAGTTAGATAAGAAATGGCTTGATGCTGCCGGTAATTATTCTACAATGGCAGGCAAATCAACTGGACCAAATAAACCACCTAGAGTATCATTTATTGCTGAAAATAAATTTATAGTAGATAAAGAGGCTCATCCTCTTCCAGCGGCGGCCGCACCAGAAACAGTTGATGCAAGTCATACTGCTGATGCTATCAATCCCCTATACTATCCCGGCCAGGATGAATACACGGCAGAGAAGTGGAACGAACCAAGGACAACCGATAAGACTAAAGGTGGTGCTACTAGATATGCTGCGAAGTATCCTTACAACCATGTCTTTGAATCAGAGAGTGGTCATATTAAAGAGTATGATGACACGCCTGGTTCTGAGCGTATACATGAGTGGCATAGGACAGGTACATTCTATGAGATTGATGCTGATGGAACTAAGCACACAAGGATAGTTGGTAACAACTATGAGATTATTGCGGGAACTAACTTTGTCAATATCAAGGGAGATGTAAACCTAACTATCGAGTCTAATTGCAAAACCTATATCAAGGGCGATTGGAACATACAGGTTGATGGCAACAAACATGAAACAATTGGTGGTAGTTCTCATGAAACAATTGGTGGTAATCAGATATCACTTATTAAAGGAGAACGAGAGCAAACAGTTGAGACAAATGTTATTGAGACATATGGCACAATCAGAGATAAACATTTCCATACAAGACTTGTAACAGGTAGCACCAACGATACGGTATTGCGTAATGTGACAGAGACTTATGGAACACTTACATCTCACGGTAGAGGTACTACTATAGTTGGAACAGATACTAAGTCTACAGGACTATCCACTAATCTAACAACTGGTACTTCTTGGAATTATACGGTAGCAACAACTTGGTCTGGAACTACAGGATCAACATGGGATCATACTTCTGATGCAGACATTACAATCACTGGCGGTCCTAATATTTACTTGAACCCAGTAGTCCCAGAAACCCCAGTAGCTGATAGCACTGGAGGTGGAGGTGATGGCACTGGTGATGGTGATGGGTGAACATAAACCTTTGGTAGAATGGATTTAAATGGCTCACGCATTTACTATAATTAATTCGTCTGACGAAACGGTGGTGTATACCGACTACGATGCGATTGACCTAACTACATTAAAGCATGTTATTGGGTTTATACCAGATATCGGAACATTGGTTGAATCTAATGAGATTTTATTAGAATCAGGAGTATTTTCTGATGAACAGAATTTTATTACAGAAGGTAGTTTATCAACCATTGAAGTTGAGCTTGAAACAGGAACTGGTAGTGGAGGACTTCTTGTAGAAACTGGTGATGATGTGAGATTAGAAGATATTACTTTTATTGGTGAACGGACTCTTACTGCTGGAGATAATTTAGTTTTGGATGGCCATGATTCTTCATCAACAAATGATGCTGCTGATACGGCGGGCTATGCTACTCTATCTCCTGACGGGCCCAGAATCAATGGATGGACTTATGGGGGGGAGTACTTGAGCGCTGGAAATCTATACTACACCGGCCCAGGTGGTTACACGTATATAACAAGTGCATTTATTATTCCAAAATCTGGTAAGTGGGGGTTTCAAGCAATATTTCGGGGCCCGACTATAAGTGGTTTCGGCAATGACCAAGGGGTCGGCCTCGCCACTGAAAACACAACTCACTTGTCAAATGCTGCAACAGAAGGAAATATAATAGTCGGCTGGTCTGGGGACGTATATAAAAATGATAGCATTTTGGATAATGGAACTGCACTTGCAGTGGACGATGTAGTTGAATTTTTGATTGATGTAGATGCTGACACTTTAGAATATATTGTGGAAGGTAGTTCCCGATACACATCAACGTCTGTTGGTTTAACTAATGGCGAGGATTGGTTCCCCAGTGGTTATACTTATGCGAATCAATTAGAGTTTGATTTTGGTCAAAGTGGATATGAGCCATCAGATACTGATTATCTAACTCTCAACACTGACAACCTCCCTTCTGTTCCTACATCAATTAACTTGGACAGCACAACAGTTGACGAAAATGCCGCTGGTGCGGTGGTCGGAAATATCACCGTCACCGATCCTAATGTCGGCGACACGCATTCGTTTACAGTTTCTGACGCACGTTTTGAGGTTGTTGGCGGCCAGTTGAAGTTGAAGGCCGGCGAGAGCTTAGACTTTGAAACCGAGCTGAGTGTTACGGTTGATATAACGGCAACTGATAGCACCACCTTGTCCCTAACGCAGTCGTTCGTGATTTCGGTAGGTGATGAGAATTCTACTAGTGATAATCTTATGATGGATACACCAGATGGAAAACATAAGTTGGTTCCAGAAGACTTTCAAGATGGAGAGGAAAATCATCTTGTTCTTGAAACAGCAAGTGATACAAATATACCTAACCATTATCATGAACCAGTTAGTGATCCTCATAGTGAAACAGAGACAGAAACAGGACACACAGATGAAGAGCATAGAGAGCTCGCATTATGGGCGCATAAACTTGATTTATTAATGGCTAGAGAAAGATTAAACGCAATTAGTTAGGAAAATAAAATGCCAGCAATTTGTAGAGGAAATAAAAAGGATTCGGATATAGTTCATTGTGCAGTACCCAAAAGACTAGAAATGTCGCCTAATGTTTTTGTCAATGATATAGGAATTAGTAGACAGGGTGATAATAATCATCCTCATAGGGGCCCGGGCTGTTATCCCCATCAAGCTCCAATAACTACAGGTTCTCCAACAGTGTTTATAAATGATAAGGGATGTGGAAGGATAGGTGACGATGTTGACTATTGCACTAGAGTTGCAACTGGAAGTCCAAACACCTTTGCCGGACCATGATTTTACGAAGGAAAAGTATATTCGTTATAAATAATAAAAACTAGTTGGAGTAGTTATGGCCACAGTAGAAAAAACACAAAGCTTTAAAGATTTAACTGCTCTACGAGATTCAGAGAGTACGAATGATTCAAGATTAACTGTTAGACAGTATAGCGATTTAGATTTATTTTTTACAAGACGATCTAGAGATAGTGATGTGAATGTTTTAACAAATATTCAGGCAATAAAACGCTCTGTAAGAAATCTTGTTTTAACAAACTTTTATGAGAAACCTTTTCATCCAGAAATAGGTTCTGGTGTGAGAGGGTTATTATTTGAACTAGCAACACCAATGACTGCTATTGCAATTTCACAGGCAATAAAAGATGTTATTGCAAACTATGAACCTAGAGCATCGATTAATTTTGTGGATGTATTTGAAGAGATAGATGATAATTCATATGATGTAACTATAAACTTTACCGTTATTAATGGGCCACCAGAAACGGTTGACTTATCACTAACAATGGAGGTCTTACGATAATGGCTAATAATCAAAAACTTGAGATTACAGGATTTGACTTTGATACTGTAAAAGACAATCTCAAAACTTATATGAAGAATCAAAATCAATTTCTTGATTATGATTTTGAAGGTTCGGGTATCAGTTCATTATTGGATGTGTTAGCTTATAATACTCACTACCTTGGATTTCACGCAAACATGCTTGCGAATGAGATGTTCATCGATAGTGCAGTATTACGGTCAAGTGTTGTTTCTCATGCAAAAACATTGGGATATGAGGTAAGATCAACCCAAGCACCACAAGCAACTATAAACGTTACTTTGAATGATAAAGCACTTACTACTGCAACGATGAATGCTGGTCAAGTTTTCACCACTACAATAGATAATATTGATTATCAATTTGTAACTGTTTCAGATTTTAGTTCAACTCAAACAGGCTCTGGTATTACATTTGAAAATGTTCCAATATATGAGGGAACATTTGTAACTACAAGATATACAACTGACAGCACAGATGTTAATCAGCGTTATTTATTAACAGATAATAAAGCAGATACTACAACTCTTACTGTCAGTGTTATAAACTCATCGTCAGATTCAACCACGGTAACTTATATTAAGGCTACCGACATTACTCAACTTACTGGAGCAAGTGAGGTATATTTCTTACAGGAAGTTGAGGATGGATTATTTGAAGTATACTTTGGAGATGGTGTTGTAAGTAAATCTTTATCTGATGGTAATATTGTTGTTCTGAATTATGTTGTCACAAACATAGCAGAAGCAAATGGCGCAAATCAATTTACTAACTCAGGAGCAATTAATACAGTTGTTGATGTTTCAACAGCTACAGTGGGAGCAGCTAGTGGTGGTTCTCCAGCAGAAACAATTCAGTCCATCAAACTCTCAGCTCCTCTTGACTACGCAGCTCAAGGAAGATGCGTTACCGAAAATGATTATAAAGTTTTTACTAAAAGATTATTTCCCAACGCACAGGCTATACAAGTTTTTGGTGGAGAAAATGGTTCATTTGATTCTAGTCTTGGAGTAGTATCAACAGCAGACTATGGTAGAGTTTTTATATCTATTACAAATACCAATGGAACAAATCTAACTAATTCTGAAAAGACAACTTTAGTTTCTGACCTTTCTCCATTTACAATTGCCTCAATTACACCAGTTATTGTTGACCCAGATTATCTATATGTTTTTCTGACTGTAGATTTTAGATTTAATTCTTCTGCAACAACAAAGACAAAAGACACGCTTGTAACTGAAGTTCGCAATTCACTTATATCCTATAACGCAACAGAGCTAGTAAAGTTTAATGCTGTGATCAGACATTCTCAATTATTAAATCAAATTGATAATACAGATAGTTCAATTCTTAGTAGTACTTGTATTCCAAGGCTTGCTAAGTATTTCACACCAACATTATCAACAAGTAAATCTTATAATTTATTTTATAATAATGAGTTCTTTAATCCTCATAGCGGCCATGATGCTACCAGTGGAGGAATTTTGGCATCTACTGGATTTAAAATTAGCGGAAATAGTAATGTACAGTATTTCGATGATGACGGTGAAGGGAATATTCGTAGTTACTATTTGGTAGGAAATACTAGAACTTATACTAACGAAACTGTCGGAACAATTAATTACAGTAACGGTGATATTGCAATAACAACAATTAATATTACAGAAGTCTCAAATGTGGATGATGTCGCATCTAGTAGAATAAGAATGATTGTTATACCAAACTCATACGATGTTGTTGCATTAAGAAATCAAGTTTTATCAATCGATTTAGTGAATACAGTAGTGACAGGTTCTATTGATACTATTTCAACCGCTGATGCAAGTGGTGCTGTATCCTTTAATCCTACCAGCTCAAATGTAACATCATCAGGAACGAGTTATTAAAAATGGCACCATTTGATTCTGAATTAACTACAAAAATATCTCCACTTATAGATGGACAGGTTCCTGATTTTATTCAGGCGGATCATCCTGTATTTGTTGAGTTTCTAAAAGCGTATTATCAATTTTTAGAATCTGCTGAGATGACGATAAGTGGTACAGTTGATCAAATCTTACTTGAAACTGTAAGTATAAATTATTTAGTCTTAGATGGTACAAATTTCTCAGGGTCTAATAATGCAGATAGAATTGTATTTGAAAGTGGTAGTGGAACAACTGGTAAGTTTGATCCCGGCGAAACCATAACAGGTGGAACTTCAAAAGCAACATCTGTTATTCTAGTTGATGATGATGAAAGAATATTCATCAAAGCAAACACACGGTTCGTAATTGGAGAAACCATCACAGGAAGCACTACTGGTGCAACCTCTACTGTAATAAGATATAGAGGAAATCCTGTACAGACTATACAACAGTTATTAGATTATGCTAATCCTGATAATACAGTAGATAGTTTCTTTACTGCATTTAGAGATTCCTTTATGGAGTCTATTCCAGAAAGCCTTGCAGATGGAGTATCAAAACGTTTATTGATAAAACAGATAAAGGATTTATATTCTGCAAAAGGAACTTCAGAAGGCCACAAA